TTGAGTACCATCTAGTGTTCCAGTACATCCAACACGCATGGATGCATTAATACAACCAGATAGTATGGTTGTCAGTGACTTTGCTTTAAACTGGTGGGCCTCATCACCTAGTACATAATCAAACTGCTCAAAGTATTCTTTCTCTCTGTTGTATATAGATTGCCACGTTGTGATAGTTAAAAACTTATCTGTGTGTTTATCTTTACCTGCATACTGTCGGTGACAATACGTATCAACATCATAACCATATGACTTGAAATCAGAATACATTTGTTCAACTAACGATGTAGTTGGTACAATTAATAAACCTTTAGAATGATTCTGTTCTTGTATCTTGGAAAGAATCAGATAAAGAATAAGAGATTTGCCTGATGCTGTTGGTGATAACAACAACATTCGTCTGTTGCGAATGGCTTTTACGAATGCATCTAATTGGTAATCACGTACCTCTAATGGCAAATTTAAAGATGTTATAAATTCTTTTGCTTCGTGTACCGAGAAGTTAGTTGTGATGTTAACTTCTTTTTCTAGTTCTAATGTGTATTCACGTTCTTCGCAAAACTTTTGAATGTATGGAACTAAACCATGATAGATATTAAATGTTCTTAAGTCTGCCAATCTAATCTTGCCGTCCCATATGCGAGACTTATAAGCGGGAGTAAATTGATAACCAGGAACATAGAATGTAAAATAATCACTTAACTCTTGTGCTATGTTTTTTTCACATTCAAACCTAATGTAAGCTTCATTAAGTTTCTTTAATATCAAATCTGCCATTAACCTATACCTTGTATGAACCTCTCCCAAGCAATATAGTCACGTAACTGAAATGTACGACTGTTGAGTTCTTTCATAATACTTTGGCAAACGTCAACGATTTCATCATGCATAATTTTGCTGGCAGAGAGTTTGTTTAAATCTTCGTCACTATCAAAGTATGTAGTAATGTCGGATTTCAACACAAACGGAAATGGTTCCCATCCGTATTTTTTTAATTCTTCATCATCCATTTTGCCTGTATAATATTCCCACTTTATTTTTTTATATTTGTTAAACTTAAACTCAGCTTCTTTAGATTGAAGTCGGTGCTTTGACATGATAGTCAAATACTTTGAGTGTAGTTGTGGAATATTAATCAGTTCAACATTAGGTTGTGTGCGGTCAATCTGTGCATCTTTACGCCACATTTCCAATAGTTCTTCAAGTTTAGTCATAGAGCCTCCTAGTTAGGAGTATACATTATAAATTACAGTTTGTCAATATCGTAATAGGTATATCTGAATGTGGCATCGGCAGTAATGATATTATCTGGCGTGTCGGTAGATGACATAGAGAAAGAAGAAATGCTTGTCGGGAACACTTCGTAGAATTTAAATCGGTACAATGGAATATTAGATGAAGACAATATGGTAAGTGTCGCATCAGAGTATTGTGGGCCGGTAGTTTTGCCTAAAGTTGAATATCGATTTAAATTTGCCAAGTTTTGATATTCTGAATAATCTTTAGGGAAAGTCATAGCACGAATCCAATCGTGTACTTCTTTCCATGCTTGTATTTCTTCATCAACCATAAATGTTACGTTGAGTAAATCATACATTGCTTTCTCACCAGGAATATACATGTCAACAAATGGTGTTGGTTTTGGAATTTCAGACAATGAGATTCCAGGTACCGTTGCCGTTTGGCAAAAGTACTGCATGTTTGGTAGTCGACCAAAATTTAACTCAAATTTATTTGGATGAATTAAATTTGGATTTGATGGGTTTCTTGTTAGTGCTGTCATACGTATATTTAGGCGAAAAAAAAGAGAAGGTCTTTCGACCCTCTCTTTTAAGTAACCCTCTTAACGGGGTTTCTATTACATCAAGTTCGAAATCTTGAATGCACGATAGTACAAGTTAGCTCTAGCAGTCAATGCGCCAACGCCTTGTGTAGTACCTTCAGCAAATGGATTAGCAACTAGACCGTAACGAGTCTTGAAACCAATTTTTGGTTGGAAGTTGTTTGTATCAACTGCACGAACCATTTGTAGAGGAACGTATGGGCAGTAGAAAATACCTGCGTCATATGCGTTAGAACCTTTGTAACCCATAACAGCAAACTCAGATGTGGAGTTAGCGGCAAAATATGGATCGATATACACCTTGATACGACCAAACAAAGTACCAGCAAATGTGTTACCTGTATCGTCAACTGTCAAGTTAACTTGGCTGTTCAAAGCAGATTGGTAGTCTAGAAGACCAGCCATTGCCAAAGCAGAAGCAACGTCAGATGAACAGATCATCACGTTACCTTTACCACGACGGGTTGTCTTAGCGATTGTATTGGCTTCACGTTCCAATTGGAATGCCAAACCTTTAATCTTCTCAACCATCCAGCGACCATTGGAGTCTGTATCCAAATCGAATGTACCTGCTGTAGTAGTACCAACTTGAGCACCAACTTTAGCAACAGAGTAAATCGTACGGATAACTTCACGGTTAATTTCAGCAAGAATTTCAGTTGACAAGATGTTTGCCAATTCTGTTTCTGCGTCTAGACCATGAACTGCCTTCAAGTCTTGTGCCAATTCCATTGAGTACTCTGCCTTCAAAGCACGTGACTTTGCAGTAACAGAAACTTTCTCAATTGAGAAGCCCATTTCGTTGAATGTCAAATCTTCAGCAACAGAAGTTGCCATTGCACCGCCAGTTGTAACTGTAGAAGCAAAAACGTTTTGGTTACCCAAAGCAGTGTTAGCAGCCATAGAAATAGCTGTTTGTGTCGCTTTGTCACCTGCGAAACCAGTGTTGGCTTCATTGTAGAATGCTTCGATAGCACTGTTATTCACATCACGGTTAGTACCGTAAGTAGAACGCATTGCAAAGATCAAGCCTGTTGGGCCTGTCATTGGTTGTACGCCAGCGATATCATAAGCGATAAGGTTAGGCAATGAACGGCGAACCAAGCTGATTAGGATTGGATCGAAACCGGCAACAGGGCCTGTTCCAGTAGAACCACCGGAATAACCTGTACCACCTAAAGAGTTAGTTGGTGCAGTTTCCATCATCATACCAGATTGCTTCTGCATTTCTTGAGCTTGATTCTCAAGAATAACAGCAGTCACAGCCTTGCGGTATGGGTCAGTAATTTTTGGTAGTTCTGGGTGGTCAATGACCGCTGCCCATTTGGTCTGAAGTTGTTCAGAAAGTAACATGTTTAATCTCCTTGATTAATTTATAGTTTGGTTTTAGAAATAGCGTTTGCAACAGATGACACATATGGGTCGGCGCTTACTGGTTTCTTAGTTTCGCCTGCGTCTTCTGCAGATACCTGTTCGTGTAGTTGCTCTTCGTCTGCCTTTTTAACGCCAGATGGGAAGTAGTTTTCACGGATTGTTTCAAGTTTATTTTGGTATTCTTCCTCTGTGGAGAATTCAACGCTCTCTGCAAGCGATTTGATTTTTTCAACTTGAGTTTCTGTTAAGCCTTCGCAAACAGAACGGGTAACTTCTTGTTTTGTAGCTTCGATTAAAGATTTCTTGTAACCGATGCTCTTTTCAATTTCTTCATTTAATTTGGACTCTAACTGTTCCACTTTAGTTGCCAACTCATCAACCAATTCTACCTTGTCTTCAGGTACATTGATGTAGTTCTCGGCAAACAATTTGTGTAGACCAGAAATAAAGTCTTCGGCTAATTCAGCACGCAAACCTGATTCGATTGCGATTGCATTTTCTTCTAGCCATTGTTCAACTACGTAGTTAACATAGTCGTCTACTTTTTCTTCTAACTGAGTACGTACAGACTCGATAGCTTCTTCAAGCATACCAGCATACTTAGCTTCAGTTTGTTCTTCGATTTGTTGAATACGGTCAATAACACGTGCTTCAAAAATTGTAGTAACTTTAGATTTGAATTCTTCGGAGATGTTTTGGTCATCGGCAAACAAAGCATCAATGTCGTCTTTGGCATTAACTTTGTACTCAGATACAACAGTACCTTCGATTTCTTCTTCTTCTCTCATTTTTAGTTGAGTGTCAGATGATGCAGCAGAAGGCTTTGTTGTAGGAGCGGTTGCGCTCTTAGCTGCCTTAGTAGCATCAATCTTGTGCGAGTCATCATCTGGCTTCGCATTCTGGGGTGTCGGTCCGCCTAGGTCGACCTCCTCACCAGGTAATTTTTGTGGTGGCATTGCTGGTGCTTTACTCTTTCCAGAGGAAAGAATTTCAGCTGCTGCTTCCATTAGTTTGTTTTTAGGCATTAGGATTCTCCTTATGATATCTTATTTATAAAATTAAAGTTTTCTGATGAAATTTTCAAACAGCTGCAATGCAACTGCTTCTAATTGTTTTTGTGGAGCATTTCGTATGGCTCTTTTAGCATTATCTATGTCCATTTCCACGAACCTTCCCTCAATGAATAGCCATTCTTTACCCTCCATAATTCCGTTAACAAATGCACCTGGAGCCGATGGATCCGCAACGATATCGGCAGCCGTAGCCAAACGCAAATCGTCTTGTACCAAGTTGTAACCTTCTCTAGTCATGGATACAGAACCCATAGCTCTAGAAGATACTCCCAAGTTAACATCATTCTCAATAAAGTTCTTAACAATATTTCCGTATGGTGTATCTAGGATCAATGCCTTACCATAAAATGAATTGCCATCTTCAGTCAAAGATACAATCTTATGGGATACTCGTTCCAAATTAAGGGTTGGTGTGTCTGGATGACCAAGTTCACCTAACGCACGGTTCGTTTTAACAAATTCTTCGTTATATCGTTTAACTTCTTTACGCAATGTATCCATCTTATACATGCGGTTATTACGATTAACTTTTTCAGCAACAAGAAAAGTACCTTCAATGTAAAGGTTCTTTTTACCTTTTTCTGTTGCTTCTGTGAGATACTTTACGCTCTCAATTCTTTCGGTAATTAGTTTCATTTTAGATACCTACTAATGGTGTTGCATAAGTTGCAGATTTAGTGACTGATAGAATTACAGTACCATCAGTGCCACTATTAGTAATATGCAAGTTAGCAGATGGTGTATTTGCCAATGAGATATCATACTGTGTCAATGGCAAATCATTTGACTGGTACATTGCAACAATTAGTGGTGCAGATGTGTTATCACCACGATAGATGCGAACCCACCCATCAGATGCAGTTATGATGTGTGCAATCGATGCAGCCGTAATAACTTCATTGCTATCTACAGCAAGTGAAGACAACGGAATGGTTGTTGCCGTATTACCAGTAAATCTGATAATTGATCGGGATCTTTTTGTGTTAATAATTTCGTATGCCATATTATTTTATTCCCATTGATTTGCGGCGGCGCATAGACATTTTTCTTTTTAATAAGACTCTGTTCATCTTTGAGCGACCTTTAGTTTTCCAATATCTTTTTAACATTCTGGCTTTGTGCAGTCTCTGTGCAGCAGGTATTCTTTTTACCGTATTACCAGATATTCTATATCCTTTAATTGCTGACCTACGTACATTACGTTGAAGAATGATTCGACCTTGTTTGTTTCTTCTGATACGTCTTTTGATTCTTTGAACCCTACCAGTTTTAACAATGTTGCCTTCATCCAATTCTTCTACTTCTTCATATACGATATGAGCAATATGAACCTTTGCCTCTGCTAATTTCTCAGAAGCAACCTCATTTAACCGTGCAAATAATTTATCTTTTGCCTCGGTTAGTTTGTTATTTACTATACTTTCAATAAACGTCATTTTGATTTACTGAAAGCAAAATCTGCAGCCTTAGTGAAGTGACCAGGTGACTTATGTACCATGTCTGCAAACTTCTTTTTATTATCATCATTTAAAGCACCATGGACTTGCGTCAATGCTGATGCTGTAAAATGGTCAACTGTTCTTGTTTCACCAGAGGCAAACTTAACTTTTTGTGCCGATTTATTGGAAACAATCTTATGTAACGTATCCATCACTGCTTCTTCCAACATCTCGCCTTGTTCTTCTGTGCCTTCGGCCTGAATAACTGGTGCCATGGAGTTATAACCCATGTACTGAGAATTGAATGGTACAGAGAATACTTTTTTAAGCTTATCGTTATAATACAATGCAACTTTAGTGCCATCAGGGAACAATCTAACTGCTCTACGTTTTAACAATAGAACAAATGGAGGATCTGATGGTGGAATTACATTGTCTTCACTCGCTTCAGTTACTTGGTCTTTTACCTTTTCAGTACCTGATTGAATTGCAATACGATGAGCTTTAACTTTTTTGCCTGATGGTCCAACTTTAAAATCGGAAGTATCAATTAAACTTTCTTCGAGTTCTTCTGATACTGCACGGCGAGCTTGACGATTGATATTTGGATTAGTGGTAATCAAATCAACCATCTTATTAAAAATATTACGCATGATTTCTCTATCTGCGTTATTAAAGTTAGGTCTTTCTTCACCCATCTTGTCAAGAATATTATGCAAACGTTGAATCTGTGCTTTGTTACCTAAACCAGCACGTACAAGAGCATCGAACTTTGAATAGTCCTTCTTCTCTTCTTCAACAATGTTTCTTAATTCTTGTAGCGATTTCATACTTCTTCTTGTTCTTCGGTTGATTCTGTTTCTTTACCGTTATACAAATTTTGTGCAATCTCAGTCTTGCGAGTTGCCAATGCTTCCATAGCACGTGCTGAGATTACATCATTCAATGCTTGTTGTGCTTCAACGGCATTACCACCGATAGAAGCGTTAATAAAGTCTTTAACATCCATAATTATTCTCCATTATTTCTTATTTATCTTACTTGATGAGTATTTATCTACTTCGGCATCCAACATCGGTGTCATAGATTCTGTCGCATCTTGGTCAGCTGTATTATCAACTGGTGGGTATTCGTCTGGTGATGTTGGTGGTTCTCCGCCTTGTTGCAACACAGAACCTCCAGTACCATCATCATCTTCTTTTTTAATCTCTTTATCCATCTCTTCAATTTGCTCTTTAGTCAATTGCAAGATGTGTCGTTTAACCCACTCGGCAGAATAATAACGGCCAACAAACGGGTCAACTTGAGTTAACAAATTAATTCTTTCACGTAACAACTCGGCATCACGCAACTCAACAAAGTTATTATCTTTTTGGAAGTCGTAATAAATGTCTTCTTTGAATTCTTCCCATTCTTCACGGGTACAAATACCTTTAAGTGTTAATTGTACACTCAAAGCTTCATCAAAGATATGTGTAAACTTGTTACGTAGTCTCTGTACAAACTTAGCAAACTTGGCTTCGTCACGTGTTACTTCAGTGCTTCTGCCAATGCCAATCATACCACCAGATTGTTGTGGTTCTAATCGTGCAATTGGAACATTCAAAGCATTCAACAGTTTGTTTCTGAAATACTTAACGTCTTCTAACTCACCAAGGTTTTGACCAGCTGGCAATGTAGTAATCTCTGTACCTTTACCACCTTCACGGCGAGGTAACCAAAAGTCTTCTAACATTGACATATGTTTACGGTCATCACGGAGTTCACCAGTCGTAGCATCGTAAACCATCTTGTTACGATACTTAACCATAACGTCACGTAGATATTGTTCAGCCTTACCTTTTGGTAAGTTGCCAACGTCAATATAGAAAATGCGGCGTTCAGGTGCTCTAGACAAACGATAAATCACTACCGCATCTTCAATCATACGCAACTGGTTAAGCGGCTTGATTGCTTTATGAATATAAGAAATAACAAATGTATTCTTTGCATCCATCAAACCAGAGTTGATGTTGATAACTGCATCAGCAGCAATTCTCAATCCCTGATTAACTTGGGCAGTATATGTTTGTGTTGTAGTACCACGGTCATTGTAGACATAGTACTCAGCAATAGATTTAATAACCGATGCACCAGTTTTGGGGTCACGATCTTTTTGTACTTCTCG